TGAGAGGGTTCTTAATTCTAAATTGAAAATTTTACAGAGAGGATTCGAAAATGATTAAGTTACTTTATTCCCTTTATGACGTTAAGTCCCAGTTCCATTCTGCTCCTATTGCTTTTATTGATCTCGAAGACGCTAAACGCGGTCTTTCTTCCATGTTCGATAATCCCCAGGGCAAACATGCCAAGTATCCCGAGGATTTCAAGTTGTATCACCTCGGTTCCCTGGACGATAATTCTGGTGTGATCACTCCGATCGATCCCCCGTTCTATATTTGTGAGCTTAAAGAGCTTGACTACCGTGGCCAGGCTATACCCGTTCCTGATGATGGAGATTGATTATGCAGTGGTATTCTATTGTTAAGTATGTTTTAATGTTTCTCGAGTGGCTTGAGTCTAAAGAGCCAGCTCGGAAGTTAGGAGATTCAGATGATTAAGATTATTACACCTCGTGGCGAGCTTGGAACTCGCCGTGTTCAATTGCAGCTTGCCGGAGGATCCCGTGTGGAACAAAATCATAAAGCTGAGTGTATCATCAATTCTATTATTGCTCGATATCATCGCACTGGTATGGCTCCTCAGCGATCTGATAGTGCTCTCTATGGTGATTTCTCTTCTGCTGCAGATTTTCACCAGGCTAAAAATTCTGTCATACAAGCGGAAGCTGATTTTATGGCTTTGCCTAGCGAGCTTCGGTCTATGTTTGATAATGATCCGGCAAAGTTGCTTGATTTTATCGACAATCCGGAGAATGCTGAGGAAGCTACGAAGCTAGGATTGCTTCCCCAGGTAACTCCTGATGATTGGGAGTCTGCTGCACCTCCTGTGGAGCCTCTTGTCGAGCCTGAAGGCGAGCCTAGCGAATAATGTAATTAGTCGCTTTGAACAGTTCTTTACTTGATATGAACTGTTCTTAGTGACACCTTTTATTTGGAGATAAGAAAATGTTTGGTAAGACCCCTCATCATCGTTCAGTAATGAAGCATGATTTTTCAAAAATTCCTCATGCAGATATCCAGCGTTCTAGCTTTAATAGGTCTTTTGACCACAAATCCGTTTTCTCGTCTGGATACTTAGTTCCTATCCTGGTCGACGAAGCTTTACCTGGTGATACGTTCAATGTCAAGTTGTCTTCTGTATCGAGACTTACTACCCCTCTTTATCCTATAATGGATAATTTATTTATGGACTTTTTCTTCTTTGCTGTTCCCAACCGTCTTCTCTGGGATAACTGGAGGCGGTTCATGGGCGAGCGTGATCCTGATCCTGATTCTTCTATTGACTATACTATTCCTCAGATGGTTCCTGCTGCTGGTGGCTTTGTTGCCGAAGAGCTCGCTGACTATTTTGGTATTCCTCCACTTATGGATAACATTACAGTAAATTCTCTCCCTTTCCGCGCCTATAATCTCATTTACAATGAGTGGTTCCGCGATCAGAACCTGCAGGATTCTGTCGAGGTTGACAAAGGCGACGGTCCTGACGCTATTGCTGATTATGAACTTCTAAAACGTGGCAAACGCCACGATTATTTTACTTCCTGCCTGCCTTGGCCTCAAAAAGGCGTTGGTGTTGATCTTCCCCTGGGTACTTCTGCCGATATTAAATATGGTACTCAGATTGTTGGTTCTACTGGTATTACCGGTGACTGGTATGTTGCCGAGCGTTCAGGGACATCTGGTGAGCACCATTATGGTGCTACTGCCGGTGTTGATACAAACAACATTACCGATGGCGATGCTTTTAATCTTTATGCTGATCTTACGAATGCTACTGCTGCTTCTATTAATTCTCTTCGTGAAGCTTTTCAGCTTCAGCGTTTACTCGAGCGTGATGCTCGTGGTGGTACTCGTTATATTGAGCTTATCAAGTCTCATTTTGGTGTCACTTCTCCCGATGCCCGTATGCAGCGTCTCGAGTATCTTGGCGGGGGTTCTACCCGTATTCAAGTTGATGCTATTCCTCGTACTGCTGGCCTTATTGGTACTCAGGCTGTTGGACAGCTTGGTGCTATGATGACTAATGTTCAGTCTGGTGTCGGGTTTACGAAGTCTTTTGTTGAGCATTGTACTATTATTGGTCTTGCTAATTGTCGTGCTGATCTTACTTACCAGCAAGGTATAAACCGTCAATGGCTTCGTTCTACTAAATACGATTACTACTGGCCTGCTCTCGCTCACCTGGGCGAACAGGAAGTTACTAATATTGAATTGTGGTGCCAGGATGGTACTCAGGATACCGGAGCTACCGGCACGCCTGACAATGAACGTATTTTCGGTTATCAGGAGCGTTGGGCTGAATATCGTTACAAGCCTTCAATTATTACTTCTGTCATGCGTTCTGATCATCCTACTTCTCTTGATGTCTGGCATCTTTCTCAGGACTTTGCTACTCTTCCCGAGCTTAATGAAGATTTTATTGTTGAAACTCCTCCTATTGATCGTGTCCAGGCTATTTCTGGCGAGGAGGAAATTTTATTTGATGGTTATTTCTCTATGATCTGTACTCGTCCGATGCCTACTTATTCTGTTCCTGGTATGATCGATCATTTCTAAGGAGTTATTATGTTATTTATTTATTTTTTTGATCCGCATATTGAACTGGTGAGTTATTGGTTTGATAATTATTGTATGAATTGAGGTTATTATGGCTTTTAATTCTGGTGCATATACTGCTGGTGCTGGTGTTGGCGGTGCTTTGATTGGCTTGTATGGATCCCGCCTTTCTCAAAAGGCTTCCCGTGCTGAGTCTCAGCGTGTTCGCTCCTGGCAGGAGCAATTATCTAATACTGCTCACCAGCGTGAGATCGCAGATCTTAAGGCTGCTGGTCTAAATCCTATGTTGTCTGTTCGTGGTCAGGGTTCTTCTACTCCTACTGGTTCTACTGCTCAGATTCCTGATTATGGATCAAATATCACTAAAGGTATTTCTTCTGGTGTTCAGGCTGCTCAGGCTACCCAGACTATTCGCAATGCTAAATATGATGCCGATATTAAAGCCCCCCAGGCTGCTGCTGCTCTTGATGCGTTAAAGCTTTATAATTTTGCTAAATCTGAAAAAACGAAAAAGAAGTCTGTCGATGTTCTTACTAAACCTTTTGAATCTGCTGTTGATAGTGTTTACGAGAATGTTCTTAGTAAGCCGACTAAAAAACGTAAGCCTCGTAATTCTTATGAAAATGCTAAGCATTGGGGTACTCGGCGTTATATGCCTGTTCGTGATTCTAAAGAAGGTTTTAAAATGGCTTATGATCGTAAGACTAAATCTGTTATTCGCCGTTCCCGTATTGGTAAAACTTACCGTGGTACAGGTGCTGGCGGTTCTTGGTAATTTAATTCGAAAGGTGGTCTTTAATGAGATTCAAAAGAAAGCGTATGCGTAAACGCTCTAGCAAAAAATATTTCTCCCGCACTGCTTCCAAGTCCAATCGTAGAAATAACGTTGGCACGATGCCTCTCCGTGGTGGCTATCGTTTGTGATCCTGGTCGGAGACCCGGATCACGTGAACTGGTGTCCCTCGTCTTGTGCCCTCGTAGTTTGAGGGCACATTGCCTGACCTGATGACTTGTCGTATTATATGGAGATTTCATGGCTTGCTTTCACCCACTCGATGCTTTCCGGTCTCTCACTAAAAGGACTGCCAATGGCAAGTCTGTTATTGTCTTCAAGTTGTCTGATGTATCTTCTTCCCCCTTTGAGCCTATTAAACTGCCCTGTGGTCAATGTACTGGTTGTCGTATAGACCGTGCTAAACAGTGGTCTCTCCGTTGTGTCCATGAAGCCTCCCTATTTGAAAACAACTGTTTTATTACTCTTACTTTCAATGATGATTCTTTAGATTCCCGTGGTTCCCTGGTTAAGTCTGACTTTCAAAAATTTATGAAACGTCTCCGGAAGAAGTTTTCCGGTATTGAACCCGTTACTCCTGCTGATTCTTATGACGAATACAATGATCTTGTTGTTCCTGGTAAAACTACTTTTCCTATTCGTTACTTTCACTGTGGTGAATATGGTTCTCAGTTATCCCGTCCCCATCACCATGCTTGTATCTTTAACTTTGATTTCCCTGATCGTAAACTCTGGTCTGTTCGCGATGGTGTTCGTCTGTATCGTTCTGCTGCTCTTGAGAAGCTTTGGCCTTATGGCTTTTGTACTGTTGGCGATGTTACTCTTCAGTCTGCTGCTTATGTTGCCCGTTATATCCTTAAAAAATACAATGGTGATCTTGGTGTTTCCCATTACATGCGTTGCGATGATGATGGTGTTGTCTATTACCTTGAGCCCGAATATATTACTATGTCTCGTCGTCCTGGCATTGGCAAACGTTGGTTTGAGCTCTATAATTCTGACCTTTTCCCTAAAGATTTTGTTACTTTTTCAGGAAAAAAGTTTAAAATACCTGCTTATTACGACAAAATCTATGATTCTTGGGATCCCACTGCTTTTTCTGAAATAAAATTAAAAAGAAAGCTTGCAGCTTTGGATAATTGTGATAATAATTCTGTTGATCGGTTATTGACCCGTGAGAGGGTTCTTAATTCTAAATTGAAAATTTTACAGAGAGGATTCGAAAATGATTAAGTTACTTTATTCCCTTTATGACGTTAAGTCCCAGTTCCATT